TTACTGTTTATCAGTATGAAAGAGGTGCTGACGTTACTCAGACCAAACTTACTGACGTGGAAGAAACCCTTACTGTTGATGTAGCAAACGCTTTCAAATTTAAAGTAGATGACATTGAGAAATCTATGTCTCACGTAAACTGGAAAGAGGTAGCATCCTCTTCTGCAGCTTACGCTCTTAAAGATGCTTTTGATGAAGGTGTTATTGCTGAATTGTTTAGTGGAGTATCTAGTTCTTCACCTGATCACGTATTAGGTGCAGACGCTGCTGCTGCTACTCAAACAATGGGGCAACATCAAGGCGGTACTAACTCTATCGACCTTACTGGTTCTGATGGTACTGGTACTGATCCTCTTGATGTAATGGCATTTATGGCTAGACTATTAGACGAGCAAAACATCCCTGAAGAAGGTAGATGGTTTGTCGCTCCTCCTTCTTGGTACGAGCAACTGTCTCAATCTGGTTCAAAATTAATGTCTGTCGACTTCAACGCAGGGCAAGGTTCTATCCGTAATGGACTAGTATCAAGTGGAAAGCTGCGTGGTTTTGATATGTACAAATCTAACAATGTTGCTGCTGCTTCTACAGCTAGTGGTAAATGTATAGCTGGACATATTTCTGCCTGCGCTACTGCACAAGCTATTACACAAACTGAGGTTCTTCGTGATCCTGACAGTTTTGGTGACATCGTTAGAGGTCTTCACGTCTATGGCGCTGATGTACTTCGTAGCGAAGCTTTAGTATCTGCTTTCTATACAATTGACTAATCGTTAATTAAAGCAATAAAACGGTATGTGGGAAGGACATATTATAAGTTCCTTCCCCATGCTCAGAAAAAAGGAAACAAATGCCACAAATATCAACAGATGCAAGACCTATTATTTTAAAGAATAAGAAAAAAGGCAATAGAAAATTAGTAAGTGCAGGAAATAGAATGACTGCTCAAGAAAGAAAAACATACAATAAGAATTTTGATAGGATTTTTGGAAAAACCCAAAAGAATTATAACAGACAAAAAGGATAAACAATGAGTTTGTACGATAATATAAACAAAAGAAAAAAAGCAGGAACAAGTAGACCTAAAAGTAAATCTACAATAACACCTAAAGCTTACGCAAACATGGAAGCAGGTTTTCCTAAGAAAAAAAGAAAGAAAGCATATGGTGGTGGAAAACAAAAAAGAGAAATGTATTATTCAGGTGGTAGTGTTAAAAAATATAAAGATATAAAAGATAAAGTTAAAAAGTGTGATGCCAAAGCTGGCTTAAACACTATGAAGTAATATGAAAGTTAAAGCACCAAAAGGATACCACTGGATGAAACAGCCTAAAGGCGGTTATAAATTAATGAAACATAAAGGCAAGTTTGTTAAACATAAAGGTGCAACTTTAATGGCAAATTTTCCAATACAAAAGGCACATAAAAAATAATGGCAACTACTTATTTACAATTAACGAATGAGTTATTAAGAGAATCAAACGAAGTTGTTTTAACATCTTCTAATTTTAGTAGTGCTTTAGGAGTTCAAGCTCACGTTAAAGATTGTGTTAATAGAGCTTATAATGATATAGTAAGTGCAGAGCCTAGATGGTCTTTTCTTGCTACAGGAGAAAGTGGAGATACCGATCCTTTTTATGGAAACGTGTATGTTGAAACAACAGCAGGAACAAGATGGTATGAGTTAAAAGCATCATCAAGCTCAGTTACAACTGATTATGGTGCAATAGATTGGAATGATTTTTATCTTACAACTATAGGAGTCAGTGGTGCATCCACACCTTATACAAGTCAAAATTTATCTTTTGTAACATTAGAAGAGTGGAAGGATCATCGTAGAGAATCTGAAAATATAGACGATGCAGATACTCAGACATATGGTGAGCCTAAAGTTGTTATAAGAAGCAAAGACGGTAGAAAATTTGGATTAAGTCCAATACCTGACAAAGTTTATAGGGTGTGGTTTTTTGCTTGGGATTTACCTACAGCATTAGATGCACACGGAGATACAATAGTATTTCCTGATATGTATACTTCAGTATTATTAGCACGAGCTAGATATTATATGCATCAATTTAAAGATAATCCGCAATCAGCAGCTTTTGCATTAGACGATTATAATAAAGGCTTAAGAAAAATGAGATCTAATTTAACGAATCCTGCGCCTAAGTATATGTCAACGGATCAAATATAATGGCTGCTTCTCAACCTTTTGCATTAGCATGTGAAGGAGGACTAGACAAGTCTTCAAGTTCTTTTGAAATGTTAAGAACTCCGGGTTCTGCTACATTGTTAGAAAACTTTGAAGTTGATATTGCTGGAGGATATAGACGAGTAAACGGTTATTCAGCTTTTGGAGGAGGAAGTGCAGCAAATCCAAGCAGTGAAGACGATATATTAGGTCTTCATGTTTATGCTGATGGAGTTATAGCTTGTTCAAGTACTAACATATATTTTAGTTTAGATGGAACAAGTTGGTTGCAAATAAATAGAGCAAGTGTTTCAGGGAGTGGAGATAACTACAGTACTTTTACAGGTCGTAGTGCTTCTACTAGAACCTCACAAAGTCTTGCACATTTTGTAACTTATGAAGGTGATACAACTTATGGAGAAGTTATAATCACTGATGAAGGATCAGGTGTAAAACCTTTTTACTTTAAAATGACAGGAACTGGCGCATTAAGTAATCGAACTTATTACGCAAAAGAAATAACAGTAAGTGGAACGCACTATCCTAAGTTTTGTACGATACATGATAGGCATTTAGTTGTAGCAGGTGCAGCAACAGCACCGAACACTATATTTTATAGTGGAACAGATGATATAGATGATTTTACATCAGATGGTTCTGGAAGTATAGTATTAGATGATCAAGTAGTTGGATTAAGATCTTTTCGTGATGATCTAATTATATTTTGTAAAAACAGTATTTATAAATTAGTAAATATAAATGTATCAGCAAGTATTGCAATAGAACCAATTACACAAAATATTGGTTGTTTAGATGGTAAAAGTATTCAAGAGATTGGTGGTGACTTAGTATTTTTAGCGCCAGATGGTATAAGAACATTAGCAGGTACAGCAAGAATTGGTGACGTAGAGTTAAGTACAGTTACTAGAGCTATACAACCTGTAATGAAAAACATTGCAGATAATATTGGAAGTTATAATGTAAGCAGTATTGTTATACGAGATAAAGCACAATATCGTTTATATTATGGAGATTCTTCTACTGGTAGTTCTTCAAGAGGAATTATAGGTACTCTAAAAACTACACAGCAAGGAACACAATTTCAATGGTCTGAAACAGTAGGTATAGATGCAAGCGCTGCAGCAGTTTCAGGTTTCAACTCAAGCGGTGTTGAAAAATATTATCATGGTGATTACAACGGAAAAATATATAATCACGACACAGGAGACAGCTTTTTAGATTCTGGTGGATCAGCAACAAATATTATAGCTAAGTATCAGACACCAGACATTGATTACGGAGATTTAGGAACTTTAAAAACTCTTAAGTATGTAAAAGTTTCTATAACTCCAGAAGGAGAAGTTGATACAAGTTTAAGAATAAGATATAATTTTGATGATCTAGATAGTCCACAGCCTACAGATTATTCATTATCAGTACCAAAACCTTCGTTGTTTGCAACTGCAACTTTTGGAACAGCAGGAGGATATAAGTTTGGAGCAGCAACAGATCCAATAACTAGGCAATCAGTAGAAGGCAGTGGAAAAAGTAATTATTTTAGAATATTTAGCGATAATCAAAATTCACCTTATACAGTAAATGGAATATATATAGATTACGTACCTTCAGGGAGAAAATAAAACATGGCACAAAGTTATACAAGACAAAGTACGTTCAGTGATGGAGATACCATTACTGCTGCATTGTTTAACAATGAATACAATCAATTAGTAAATACATTTACATACAGTTCTAGTAGTGCTTCAAGCACAGGCCACAGACATGATGGTACAGCAGGACATGGCGGTAATATACATACTATTGGTGATTTAGATTTTCTTAATAAAATTGTTGTAGATAGTACAAATAATCGTTGGGGATTCTTTGTAGAAGTTTCTAGTGCTGCAGTAGAACAAATAAGATTATCTGATGGAGTTCTTGCTCCTGTTACAGACAGTGATGTAGACTTAGGTACTTCTTCTTTATATTTTAAAAATGCTTATATAGATACTATTACAACTACTGGAGCTATAACAAGCTCAAGTACAATGCAAGGTACTACAATTACAGCAACCACAGCATTTGTGCCAGACGCTTCTGATGGTGCTGCATTAGGAACAAGCTCATTAGAATTTTCAGATTTATTTTTAGCTGATGGAGCAGTTATAAACTTTGGAGATGATCAAGACGTATCACTTACACACGTAGCTGACACAGGATTACTTCTTTCAAGTACTGATCAATTACAATTCGGAGACTCAGGTACTTATATTCATCAGTCTGCTGATGGTGTCTTAGACTTAGTATCAGACACAGAGATTGAAATTAATGCAACTACTATAGATATTAATGGTGCTGCTGATGTTTCAGGAAACCTAGCTGTAGGTGGAAACTTAACAGTTACAGGCAATGCTACAATATCAGGCAACCTAACATTTGGTGATGCAGCTTCTGATACAGTAGCTTTTAGCGCTGATGTTGCTTCTAATCTTTTACCAAGTGCTGATAATACATATGATATTGGTGCTTCAGGTTCTGAATGGAAAGATTTGTATTTAGACGGAACAGCTAACATAGATAGTTTAGTTGCAGATACTGCTGACATTAACGGTGGTACTATTGATGGAGCTATTATTGGTGGTTCAAGCGCAGCAGCTATTACAGGTACAGCTATTACAGGTACAAGCTTTGTAATAGGAAGTGCTGACATATCCGAAGCAGAACTAGAAACAATTGATGGAGTTACAGCAGGAACTGTTGCAGCTTCTAAAGCAGTTGTAGTAGATTCAAATAAA